AACGGGAGATTCTCTATTTCACTAATTAAGTTCTTCTTCGCGCTATCTAAGGTTCCTGTGAGCTTAGGTGGCCTAGGAAACAAAAACTTGAGAGGTGTTCTACCTTTAAAGTAGAGATTTCTTGCAACACCCAATCCATTGTCAACTGACCAGTTATCAACGAGTCTTTGGTTGTCTAGAGTTCTTGCTATAATATCGTCAAAGCTTGTCCAAATTCCCATGATTTGAATTTGGGCTTCGTTATCATTTACTCCTCCAAATCTGAATTGCTCGGATCTGGATCGTGATTTCCTATCTAAAAGCCTAGAAGTGTTAACAACAGAGTTCATCATTTCTGCTCTTAATACTGCGCTGAAGTTATCCCAAGGTTTTTTATCTCTTGCGTAACGCTCAAATACTATTCTTAGGTTTTCTAAAACAGCAGATTGTTGATTAATTGACAATCCGTCATTTTCTAGAGAGTCAACAAAATTAGTTATCCATGCTTTTTGATCTGCGCTAAGAGTCTTAGAGGCATTTACAATGTCTATTCTACTTTGGTATACTTCAAAATCAGGATCATAAATAAGAGAGGATTTTGTTTCGCCGGTAAGGGGGTCAACCCCTGTATTCCTTTCATCAAATTGATTGTTAGCTCGTCTACGAGAGGCTTTCTTTCCTTTAATGGAAGTGCCCCTAAAGTCTGTTAAAGCTAAAACAGAGTTGGTGTTTGCAGATTCTGCTCTGTAAAAATCTCGTAGTTGAGATTCAGAGTTTTTGTTTTTAAGAAGGCTAGAAGGCCTTGAAACAGTAACTTGCAAATTGTTTATTACATTAGGACTCATAGTTTTCTGTTTGACAGGAGTCGTAACAGTATTTTTATTATCTATTCGTCTTAATGCTGTGAGTGAAAGGGGTTTTCCACTTGCTGTGACAAACCGATCTATAGGGAGTTGACCGGAATCAAAAAGATCTACTTTCTGTAAATCTCCCTGAAAATGGCGGACTTTGATTTCTCGTGTTTGACGAGAAAGCCACTGTCCATAACTCTCGCGAATTGCAACAGCATCACTCAGACGCATTATCTGTTTAGCTGAAGCACTTTGTAATATTTTCTTTTTTACATCCGGAGAAGTACTAGCTAATAACTCACCGTGAGAGTACGCGACAGGTACCAAAGTCGATCTACACCTCCAATGCAGAGGTGGAGTATATCTCTTATCGTCTAGGTCATATACCTTGCCGTCGTGATGAGCGCAGATTGCACTAGTGCGACTATCCAAGACAGCTGTAAACCGGACACCTTTCACAACGGCTTTATTCTCTTTTAGGGTAGCAAGTTGTGAAGTCGATTGGGTTCTGGTTAACGCTGTTCTGACTAAAGCGCTTGTTTGGGCTTCAGTTAGGCGCGTTGAACGAACTATGTCTCTCTGAATTTGAGAGGGTGTAAGTCCATTCTTAACTCCATTTTTTATTTTAATTTGTATGCGAGTTAATTCTGCGGCTCCTAGGGATTGGATACGCCTGCTTAGTGTTCCTTCTCCTCGGATGTTAGCTCCTACTATTTCCTGTAGTATTATAGATGCGCGGGGACGTTTAATACGTGCATACCGGCCCAAGGATTTTTGTAGATTATTAGAGCTAAAATCGATCTCTGCTAACCCAAAGTCGTTGATTCTATTACCAACAATACCTTCAAGTTCAGCAGTAAATCTTTTTATTTCTTGTGCTATTTTAGTAATTAGTCGAGTTCTACCGGCTTGAGATAGATCTTTAGTTCCTTCGGCAGAAAGATCGGATAAGCGCCTTCGATGTCTTCGAATTACTCTTTTGCTATCGACTTGCACTCTTTCTTCATACTGCCTAGATGAAACTGCGTGGTCTACGGTTCGATCATAAAGATCTTGATTTATGCCCATAGAACTCTCCCTTATTTATACGATTTCAATATCGCTCTTGTTAACTACCTTAGCGCAATCTTTGTTGCTGATTAGTACGCGTTTAGAATCTACGATAGCTGTGACTTTACTTCCACATTTCGTAGTATCTCCAACATTTACAAGAACTTCTTCTTTAGTGTGATCAATTTTTACTTCGGCTTCAACAGCCTCCGGTTTTTCGACCTTTTTCGCTTTTCTCTTAGGAATGCGATATGTTGATTTGTTGTCTTCCATTTTAAACCTCGAATAGCTCTTTGAGTTGGTTTTCGCTTACTGGCATTTTACCAGCCGCCCTTTTGTGCTTTGGGGTGGGGGTGATGATCCATAGATCACCGCGACTATCTACTACTTCCCAAAGGCCGTCTTTTGAGACTAAGCCTTTAGAAATTTGTACTTTAGGTGCAGGAGCCGGTTTAAACTCTTTCGCTTTAGCCGGGCGACCTACTTTCTTTTTAGATTCATCACTATTCATCATCATCTTCCTGTTCATCATTTTCGTTAGTTACTGTTTCAGGTTCATTTAACTGACTTCGAATCAGATCATCGAGGGGTTGAGGATCTAAGCCCCCCATAATAATATCGTCTTGTCCTATTTCTTCTTGACCTTTCATATCATCGTAATCTGTGTTGATGATATCATTTGCCTTAGCAATGTCAAGAAAAGTAGAGCGAGGGATAAGTCCGCCAGTATACCATTCAGTAATCAAACGCAACCAATCAGCACCTAGTGGTGCGGGGTTTAAATCGGGGGTTAAGCTAAATTTTATATCTGAAACAACATAGTTTGTATTGTATTTCCAGTTCATCATCCAACAAAGTATTTTAGTCATTTGTTGTGAAACTTTTGTAGAAATAGAGGCTACTAAAGCAGACTGACCAGCATTTCGTATTTCTAATGCTACTCCGGAATCTCTTCCGCTTCCGCTTTCGGGTGCCATCATTCTAATTCCGAGGCGAGCCATCTCGTTAACTGTATTCTGGATTACCAGCTCCATATCTCTTAAAGCCCGAGAAGGGGTCTCCAGTGCTTTAACGTCATCTCCCTGTTGGACTTTAATCCAAGAGCCTAGTCCTGCCGATACGACTTCTTCGAATTGATCGTCGGTCATATCAGAGATTACAACAGGAGTATAGGTTGCCGCACCAAGTAATAGGTGGTTACGACGTGAGACTTTGTTATATAAGCTAACTTCACGGTCAATCAAAGGCATAAGAACAGGTTCTTCACCTTCAATGTTTCCATTTAGGGGAGTTGCAGGTATATAATCAAACATTTCATTATTAGACATAATTTGATCATATGTAGCTACTAACTGCCACATGCTACCATCAGCATTCTTTGCGCCGTGCATTCCGCCAGCTACTTCGTAGTCTTGTTGAGCAACACCATTAATAAAATTAACGTTAGCTGATTGCTTCTCTCGCATTTCGTATTTGTCAACGACATAAACGCCTTGCTCGCTGATTCTATGAACATACGCGCATTCTACGTAATCAGGGTGTAGTGGATTGCTTCGATACATTGTTTCGTAGCTTCTAACCACAAGCGCTAACAAACAATTTTTACCAGTTCGAGGGTGCGGTCCTGTTCTCCAATTAATAACTGATTCTGCATTCAAAAGCACAGGGTAAGGTGCAAGCATCTTACGCTCTTCTAAACTTAGCGCATCATAGTTAGGAACGGAGGGGTAATCTACTAGAACCCATGCTCTAGAAGTCTGAAGCTCTTCAAACAAAGCCGCATCCAAAAAGGAAAGTAGGGAATCATTATTTGAAGTAAAAGAATTTTTCATCCAATCTAATGCGCCTTCAGGTGCATCTTCTGGTAAAACAATCTCTGGTAATTTGCGAAGCATTCCACCGATTATTACTTTGCAATATTGTGCTGTTAAACCGGGTAACTCTGCTTCTGCTCTATAAAAAGCATATTGTTCTGGAGTCATACTAGGGGAAAAGGGTAACAGAATATTTTTAAAGCTGTAGGTATCAAGCGATGCATCCAGCTCTTTTACCTGAGATTGTCCGTTTAGGATACCTCTTGCAGTTCTCCATAAAGGCTTAAGCGATTCGTACTTAGGATGGGGGTCGCCTACTGATTTTGATTTATTCGCAGACGTAGCTGTATTAGCCATTTATGCCTCCTGTTAAAAATTATGTGATTGCTTGGATCGAACTTTCTGACCGCTTGTGACTGGAAAAAGGTATTCGGTGGCATATCTTACGCCGTCTGAATGGTGTTCCTCACCTGCGCCTTTGTCGATCATAGCAGAGTCAGGGTTGTTTTCTTTCCAAGAAGTTCTTTCCATAGATTTAATTGTGTGTTTGCATCTGGGGTGAAAAAGCATATTAACGTAACCGCTAGCAGTTTTTAGTTGTCTGTTTACTGCCGCTACGGAATCGATTAATGCGGGTGCTTTCTTTCTTGCAATAGTTTCAAGACCATAAGTTTGCAGAATAGAAAAGTCTGTACGTCCTACGGATGCAGAAGACTTTCTAGCTCGTCCGCTAGGGTCTGGAAAGCATTTAACGTCATGTCCCTTTTGAACAAAACGTTTTTCTAATGTTTTTGCTAAGGATTCAGTATCGGGGTGACCCTGAAAATCCTCGATAAATTGCAGTTGATTTCCCCTAAGTGCAAATAAGGAGCAAGCCATTATTGCAACGTTAAAGTCAATACAAGCGTAAACGGTTTCACCGGGTTGAAAATCAATAATAGTTCTATCTACATGATCTTTTCTATTAAAGTTGTAGAATACACTGTTACCTGAATCATCAAAAGACGCTTCATACTCTCTTTTAAATTTAAAGAAATCAATAGTGTGTTTAGTTCTTTCAATTTCTTCTGCATCTAAGTAAGGAGAGTCTTTATATGTGTAGTGATAAGATTTCCAATTGTCATCTACCGATTCAAAGTTAAACATATCGTAAAAGTAATCTCTCCCTTTAGGAGTAGAAATAACTAATGCTCTACCGGCAGAAGGTGCGCCATACTCCTCGGCTCTCTCTGGAGACCAACGAGTGTTGATACAAGGCTGTATTACTGATTCCCAAGAATCTTTAAAAGAGCCGCCAGCACCTCTCCAAGTGGTAACCTCGTCGAGTACAGCGAAGTATTGGCCAGAGCCTCGAAGTCGTTCGGACGCCTCGTAAGACCATAGCTTAAGAACTACGTTGTTAGGGAACCAGAATGTTCCAGAGTGCTGTGATGACTTATCACAAAATTGTTCCATACCAAATTGGTAGGCAATTAAGGGGTAGTAAATATCTACCGCTTGTTGATACGTGGGGCATATCAAACATACGTTTTTGTTTGGGACGTCGGCTGGTAAAGCGACTAGTTCTTGAACTGCCAGTACTGCCGCACAAGCCGCTAAGTAAGATTTACCAAAACCTCGTGAAGCGCAAACTGCCGCATAACGTACTGACTTGTCTACAAACATATCTCGTATGATGCTTGACTGACCTTCGTGTAGTGTTATAGACATGGTATTTTCCGTATAAGTTGTCTTATATTTAGTTTAATTCGCCCAGTAATTGTTTGGGCGTCTTTGATATCTCGCTTAATCCCATGATATCCTAGCTTTACGTATGTTAGCTTACGATACCAAATGAATTCATCAGTTTTGTATTCATGGGGTATTGTATCTGCTTCGATTAACAGCTTGCTAGGTACTTGAACGCCTACCCAATTGTTTTTAAGTAGAAAGCCGCCGTTACCATCTGAAAAGTTGTAGCACATAGGATCTGTGAAACATTCAGAGAGTAAAACTGATTCATAGAGTTTACATTCTTCCTTAGAGCCGTAGTTTAGTACGTCCCGAGTAAATGTACAGTTATGTAAATCTTGCCAAAATTCGTAGTTCTTAGAAGAACAAATGTAGCCGTCTTCTTCAGTCCCTTTGTGGTAGCCTACGTAGTATCTACCGTTAGTAAGATTGTTTAGCCTGTAAACAAAAGCTTCTTGATTCATATTTATTTTTCTTAGGGGAATAATCCGGATGGATTCACCCGGATTTTTTCCATTATTTATGTTTTGTTCTATTATCTTCCATTTCCATAACTTCTAACCACATTTTACAAGCATCACTTCTTTGACAATCATGTATTGTGAATTCAACTACGGGTACGGGTAAATAGTATCTATGTATATTTTCGACTAGCCAAGCTAATCCTGATTTTTCAGGTATATCTTTTTGCTTGATATCGCCATTTATGAGTAACTTAGAATTTTCTCCAATTCGGGTAACAATCATCTTTGCTTGTTCAACCGATAAGTTTTGCGCTTCATCTGCTAAAATCCATGCGTCATCAAAAGTTCTGCCTCGCATTAACTGCAAGGGTACAACTTCTATGTTTTTACCTAGATCGCATTCTAGTCTTTTAGCGCCAATGCGTTGTGAGATAACATCTAGTACGGGCATTGCCCAAGGGGTCGTCTTTTCAGCAAGATCGCCCGGCAGAAATCCGATGTCTTCTCCAACAGGTATCATTGGTCTAGTAATAACTATTTTCCGCTTATTGTTTCGTAAATACCAATCTGCGGCTAAACCAGCAGTTATAAACGTTTTACCAGTTCCTGCAGAACCAGTAGATATTACTTGCGTATTGTCTCGTATCGCATCCATCAATAGTTGTTGATTATGAGTTTGAGCCAATATTGGCGGTGGATTAAAACTTTCTATTCGTACTCGTTTTCCCATTAATTGCCCTTAAAGTTTAATTACTTTATTGTAAAACCACTCTTGTTCTTCAGCAGTTAAAGGCTTGCGCTCTATATCGTAGGCCTCTTGCTCGTAGGAGATATCTCGATACTTTTTAGTAACTAGCTCCTTAAGATAAGACAAGTAAAACTTAACTACGCCTTTCTTTTTAATCTGGTAACAATGCTCTAGTTCGTGTCGAAATAAAACCATGCTGTGAGATCTTAGAAAAACAAACGGGTATAAAACAATACCCCTATAAGGCGGGAATGGGATTATCTTGTTGTGTACAACCCAAAATTTCATAATTTACCACTTAACTTTATTTGCCCAGTATGCCGCAGACATCTTCCCTTTCTTAATGTTTTTAGCATGACGAGCTTTAAATGATTTACGCCGGGCCTTCTCCTTCTCACTTGAAGGGTTCTTACCGGCTCCCTTTGTTCCTTGTTCGCCAAAACGAATAGTTTTTATTTTACTACCTTCTTTAGCTACTACAACATGAGACTTAGTAGGGTGTTTTGGTGTTCTTTTGGGCTTATTATAAGCAGACACTCCTGCTCGTTCTAGTTGCCAATCTGAAGGCATAAGACTATCTCCCTTGACCTCTGTATTTCTTAAGAGATCGTTGCTTAGATTTATTCATAGTACTTTTTGTTGTTTGAGTCCCATTATTCTGTGAAGTTTTCTTTTTAACAGATTCGGGCTTCCATGTTTTAACACTAGATTTTTTCATTATAAATTTTTAGCCCTGTAGTTGTATATAGAGGATGCATCTTCCCCTATTAAGTCACTGCTATTAAAAGAATAATCATCCACGTTACTAAGGTCTAGCGAGTTATAAACTGAAGGTTCTCTTTGATCAAAACAATAGCCTAGGGCTTTTAAATCAACAGAGTAAGCTTTTTCAATTATTTCTTTTCCTAGTAAAGTATAGTGATCTTTATAATCTTTGCATTCTATAGCTCTATTCCTTTGACCTTCTTCGTGGGGGTACTCCTCTCTCCAGTTATATCCGGGATAAATTTTAGAAAATATAAAGTCTAGATCTTTTTCTCTAGATTCAAAATTTCCTAAAAAATCAAGCTTATAGTTATTTTCTTTATCTAGAAAAAATCCTATTTGAGGAAGCACAGAAAACTGTTTGAGGTAGTTGTAAGCGTCATGCCCTTTAGCAATAAAACTTTTTGGCATTTTGTAGTCTGAGTAACGCCAAGTTATCCACTCTTCAAAAGTAGGTGTTACTAAGAATTCAGGTTTATATGCATGATAAAGCCATTGGCTAAACTCTCTTTCAAAGGGGTTTCTAACAAACCCAAACTTAAACTTATTTTTTACTCTTTTAGGGCAAGTATTTTCAAGCTCTGAAAAACTAGAATGGATGTCATAAATACGGTTGCCGTTTAAAGCAGTATGTAAAACATAACCTAAACTACTACCAGCTGTTCTAGGCACATGAATAAACAGATAATTTTTATTTTCGATCATGTTTACTCCAATATAGAATCGGCATACTCATGGTTTACCTTAGCATGCTGCTTTTCATCTTCTCTAACACAAAGGACCATTTCTCTTAATCTAGCATCTTCCCTTAGCCCATAATACTCTATTGCAATTTTAGGAGCAGGAGGGTTTGGTACTTGCTTGTTATCGATAATAGCCAAGTAGTTGGTGTAGCTGTTTACTGCTTCATCTTCAAAATAGCCTACCATTCGGTGAGCAGTACCTCTAAAGAAAATATACATAAATAGGTAAAACAGGGTAAAGACTATTTGAGCAATTACTATAATAATCCGCTCTAGCAAAGTAGGTTTTGAAATGTGTAAGAAAAAGATAAGATGCTTTCTTTCATTTTCAGCTTCTGATAGCATCGTGTGAATTTTAGTGCCGTGACCTCTTTCTAGGGTTCTTAAGCTTTCAAAGTGAGACCACATACCCGCTACCATTCCGGGAACTGCGGCTACTGTTTCTAGTACAACCGCTCGATGTCCGTATCTTTTAGCAAAGAAAAGATCAGCTATAGTTTTAAAAAACCAAGTCATTGACCTTGCAAATCTATCTGACATGTTTTTATCCTATAAAAAAGTGGGTGCTGTTGGCCACACTACTTCTTCTACTGAGCTTACCGTAGGCATGTCTAAAGACAAGGGTAAGTCGCGAAGCAATGTACGATAAGCGATTGCCTCTTCTCTTTGTTCTGGGCTAAGAGGGGAGTCAACAACGACTGCCCAGTCGCATTGAAAAAGCTTTTTATTTCTTTCTTTTCGAATATCCTCAATTAGCAACTCAGAATCCCATACCCAACGACCTTCCCAAGTGGCATGTCTGTTAGGACGAGCTATTCTAGTTAGCCAAGCAGAAGCAGACGTTGACCAGAAGTTTGTTTCCATGAACAGCCCTGCGTTTGCTAAAGGCTCTAAGAGATGTCTACAATTTAATCCATCCGCTCCAATACCTTCGGCAGGATTGTTATCCCCTTTGGCAGGTTTTATCATGCGAATATCGCCATAATCGTCTACATAAACTAAATACTGTATCATACTGATCCTCCTTCTCCAAGCAGTATAGGGTTAAAATTTGCTAAATAGCTTGATATTGTTCCACCTTCAAAAGTAACATTAAAATATGACTCGAAGAAAATACCTTCGCTGGTTCCGGCATCTCTGAAAGCGTACATTACGTAAAACCCATCTCCGCTATTATCAATAACTGTCGTATCCATATTTGCAAATTTTCGACCATCGGAGGTCATAGGACTTGATAAGTTTATCTGTCCATTCACCTGAAACTTTGGAAAATACTCAGTAATGTTAAACCCCCCGTCTCCTCCGTATTGGGTGGAATCGAATGCAATTTCGTTATCAGCATTAAATATTTGAAGCCCATATCCACTGGTAGCCGCTGTAAGTTCAGTACAAAACCGTCCTTTAATCACTTCCATGTTTACTGAGCTTCCGTTGACATCTTGAAAAGTCCGAGTAACCACACCTGTAGCGGTAGTGGTAGAAAGACCAACCGTCACATTTCCGCCGCCTGAAGCAGGACGGGCAAGTATTAAGTCCTTACTCCTATCATAGTTTATAGTACTCGTAGAAGTAAACTTGTCTGTTACAATAAAGCCAGAGTCTGTATAGTCAGAATTTAGTTGTAAGCTTCCATTTCCTGACCGTATTTCTATTCCATAAGTCATAGCTCAAAACCTTATTGCAAACATTGTTTGTGTAAACGAACCAGTACCGAGATTTGTTACTCTAAAGCCATTAGACTCTCTAGTAACGTCTAAGATAGAACTTCCGGGCAAGAAAAGAACATCTGAGTTCGCGGTCGTTAAGTCTGTCATATTTGTTGTAAGCAACACATCGTCATTTGCAGTTCCGTTTGCTGTGAAACTGAAAGTTACTACATCCGTTACTCTTACAGCATATCGGGTTGAAGGGGATAAAACCTTTGTAGTTCCATTTGTATCTGTAATTTCAACACCATAAGTTGAAGAGCCTCCTGAAATCGGGCCTCCGCCGCCTCCAGATGCCGCTAGAGTTGTTACCACAAATGTTTCTTGTGCGAAGGTTCCTGTACCAAGAGTAACTGTTGCTGTGTGCGCAGTGCTATTCGAGGCTGAAGAAGTCAAACGAACTTTTAAAGTTTGATTATTCGATATTGTTCCAGAAGATACGTAACTCCCTCCATTTATACTAATCCGAGGAGTTCCTTGACCGGATACAGACACAGAGACACTTCCAGTAATTCCTGTAATTGTTTCGGTATTGGATACTACGAGAGTGCTTAATCCCACATCATCTGCTGGGTCAAATGTGTAATTGTTCGGTGAGGTGTCCTGCGCAGTAGTAACATTAAAAGTGTCACTCTTTGAAGGAGACCCTGCTGTGATTGTAATATCTGTGCTAGCGCTCGGCGTGCTCGAAGCCACTACTCGGCAATGAACATATTGATTATTAGTTGCTGTTTTTGCCGCTGTTGTATAAAGTGACGCTGTTGTAGAAGGGGTGGCAGAGGAAGATATATAAAAACCTCGAGTGCCTGTTCCAAAGGGAGTGGTTACATTAATAGTAACGTCAATTCCAGTTAGCTGGTCGCTCGCATAGTATGCGGTTCCTCCTACAGCATTCGCAACATCTGTAAAAGATAAACTGTCAATTTCACTATCGGAGGGTGTTGAATTCCAAGTAACTAGGATGTTTGCTCCCGAAGTAGTTCCAAAAGTATTTGAGCTACTCCATCGCCATTGAGTGAAGTTTGAACCACTAAAATAAGCATAAGTTGCCGAACTTCTTTGGTAAGTAGTTGAGGCCACAACCATAGTATCCCAGCCAGAGTTTGCTCTATTTCCCGTCAACTCAAGAATTATATCTCCGGCGGTAGTGGCATAGTATAGAGACCTTATATCTGCACCGGAGTACAGAGGATCAATATTATTGTCTGTAGGGTTAGTTTGAACAGGAACATTATTTGCTATGTCTCCCCAACTAGTGCCGTATCCCCAAGCAGTAGTATTTCCTTTAACAACAAGAGGCTCTACTTGTACATATTTGCGATCTATCTCGGCCATACGTAAGCCTCCCAAGACAAGGGATTGTCCTCTGTATCAAAATTAACTGTATATGCTATTACATCTTCCGTGTTTGTAATGGGTGTTGGAAGCCCAAAATCCGGAGGATCTTCGTGATAGCACATGGATTTTCCTACTATTTCGTTGGTATCTTTTCGATACTCGATAGAGCCGAGAGCCTCCTTCGTTGGAACATGGAAAGTCTCTATGCCATTTTTGTAGATTATGTGTTGGTACATTCCATCACCTTCGCCTACGGGGTATGGCCCTCTTTTCCAAAATACTGTTTTATCCGCAAATACGTAAGTAAGCCATGCGTATCCGTAAGGATAGGGAGTTTCCAAAGGGTTATAGTGTTTCCCAGTAGCTATAATTTCATTATTTTTGTAGAGGTAGCAGGTTGTAGCGACCCCGTTACTGTTGTCAATCACATGCTCGCTGAGTCTTACTAAATTCATTTGAGTTTCTCCAATTTTTCTTTTATATTTTAGATCTTATTTTCAATATAACTCACACAAAAGTATTTCGTTTGTGATCGCGTAACGCAGAATTGTGGAGCTACACCACGACCGCCCGTGCATTCGGATACCGGGATTTCATAGTGTTGCCATTCTACACAATCTTCATTCTTTAACTCTCCCCCTGCACAGCCTTGTGCAAGGAGCATTGCAATTGCTATTCCAATGTGGTTCTTTTTCATCTCATCTCTTTTTAGCTGTTTTAGCCGCTCGCTTGAAGGTCTTAGCAGTAGGGCGGCCTTTTTCTCCTGCTTTCTTCATTCGTTCTTTAGAACCAGCCTTAATCCGCGCTCTTTTAGCACGAATATTATCATACAAATTGTTTTTCTTTTTAGCTGGCATTTTATTTGCCTCTTCGCTTTTTACCTTTTGTCATTCCGTAGGAACAAGGTTTTCCGTCATGTGCCATATTCATACTAGTCTCCTTTTTATAGCTTTTGGGGATTTAAAAAGAAATGTCCATAATCTCTTATAAACTCTCTTTCCATGGAGCTGTTTGCTCTAATATATTTTGTTTCATTTTCTAATAATATAAAGCCGTAGCTTTCAAACAACTCAACCCAATAATTGCTAGGCTCTACGTTGAAGTGGTATTCTGTATTAAATGGAGAATGCGTCATTAAAACATATTTTGCTTCTTTGAAAACAGACATGTAATTGTCAATATATTCTTTTGGCACATGTTCTACAAATTCTACAGACCACGCTAAATCAAAAGTCTTATTAAAATTATAAGAGCTTTTGGTGAAATCATTTAGTACAACTGGTATATCAGGGAAATCTAAAGTAAAGTCACCATCAATACCTTCGGCTTCGATACCTAGCTTTTTAGCTTCGCGTATCATATCGCCGGGTCCGCATCCAATATCGATCATTGTTTCAATATTGTATTTATTTTTTAAATACTCAAGATTAGCAATGTCTAAATGCGTTACATAGAGATGCCCTCCTAAATGAGAAGGCAAATTTTCAGGATGCATAATTATTCCTTATTTAAAATATTAAACTTTTTCACGGGATACTCCTTGCGCCTTCTCGTAAGTGCGCATAGTACCTAATCCCAACATACCTAGAAGTACAGGCATCATCGTAGCCACATCAGCTTGCGGGAATTCTATAGGGTAACCCATAAGGTTAACAATAAATGTTCCGACTGGTGCCACTAGGAAGTTCATAGCGAATCCTAAGCCACAAACCCAACCCAACATAGGTCTCCAACCTGCTACAAACATAGATTTATGTTTTGCTTCTTCTTTGTTTAATTCTATCTGAGCAAGGTGTAACTCTTGGGTATTAGTAGCCTCAAATGTTTGAAGCCTAAATCGTAATTCTTCTTTTGATAACTTTTTGTCTTGATAATCCTTAAACAGATCTACTAAGGAATCCATAGCCTCGCCTGATAAGAATTTAAATATCGTGGATAACATATTAATCTCCGGTATAAATGTCTGGCACTGTCTCCTTAGAAACTTTATTAGTTGCCTCTCCTAGCTCTATAGAAAAACCCATGATACTGAGTTTAACTCTTCGTGATGTGTCTTTTGTCCACACACGATAAACATAAATAGAAGATATAGCAACGATAATAAGTGCTAGTGCTAGTGTTCCTTTGATGAATAACGCTAATTGATCTAGCATGGGGTAAGCCCTTGATTAGGTTATAGGTTTAGCATAAGGATAACCTCCCTTATGGCCTCTAATTGGTCATGGATTAGGCACACATGGTCATAAGGGATATAAGGGCATAAATGACCCCGGAGGACTTATCCTATAGGGTGATCAATTATTCTGCTCTTGAACCGGATAAACCGCATACTGGACAATTCCCATTAACTGGGATAGTGACAGCCTTGCCAAGTTTATCGCATGTGTGATTCCACTCTTTGTTAAATATACGATCATAGTTGTTTCTATACTTTTCATTATTGGTTTTGCTCTTAATAGCATCACCGGTAATGTCGTTTTTAGTAGGCATTTGTATCCTTATTTAACGTATTTGTAGTTCTTTAGAGTGATCAATTTTTTCTATGTGATCATGGAGATACCTTTACCGTCGCAAATTTTCGCAAATTTTTTGACATTTTTACGCGTATTCCACACCTTCCCTCGGCTACGCCTCGGGGACCGACGCCATAAACAGCCACTAAGGACCATTAAAGTCCCTTACTATCATAGGTGCTCCATAGTGCCTCTCTGTGGGCTTTTAGCACAAAAGATAGGGCTAGGGGATGGGTATACACAAAA